ATCCGGTCATGTCGAGGTAGAATTTCCACTGCAACCCCTCGAGATACCTGTCTGGGTCAAACTGCTCGGTCGTCTTGATCTCTGTGATGGTCCTGCCATGAACTCCATCGACGCGCCCCTTGACGAGCAAGCCGTGGTAATCCTTGGACATCGAACCCTCACGGATGCTGGGCATGGCGATTTCCATGTCGCAATCGAAGTGGAAGACGTAGTCGTCGGCAGAAACGACCGTGAAATCCCCCTCGAGAGCGTTCTCGAGTGCCTTGTGAAACGCGCTGCCAGCTTTCATTGCGTCGGTCTGCTCCCGAACCAACAGCTTCGTCAGTAGCCAGCCCGTGTCGAGTCCTTCTTCCTCGCTCCAGTGTCGAAACAGGTCCAGATCGGTGACGCTAACTTCCAACGGGGACTGGTTTGGGTTCATAGATCCCTGCCTTCTTGTTGAATGCGAATCCCAACTGGACTGCTTTTTTGTGCACGAGCATCTTGACGGTCAAGCCGGCCTTAATTGCTTCTGGCAGCATGAAATTGATCTCATCGACCGTGGAAGCATCCTCGAGTGCCATCTGCCACTCACTCATGTAGTCGGCCTCGTCTTTCTGCACTTCCACGAGCTGATTGATATTCGATTTGATTTTCGTGATGAGTTCCCCCAGGTAAGCGTTCGTAATCGGGCTGGGAACCTCGAGGACCGGGAAGGCGCCGGGGTTTTTGCCGTAGGAGTTCTCCCGCGGCGAGAAGTCCAGCCAGCGCTTTTTGTTCTCGATGTAGAGTTTGCCCATGGCGTCCACCGACTTGTAAATCTCGCCTTTGGATCCGCCCTGCACGTCCAGCCGCTCAATCATCACGTCGCCTTGCTGCTTCTCTTCCATGTGGCAGAGCAGGACTACATCCTTGCCAAAGGAATTCAGCATTTTCATCCAAGCGGTGAACTTGGCCTTGAGTTCCCCGAAGCCCTGAAGCGTTAGGGCCCCTCCGCGCCCCATCTTGGGATTCTGCGCAATGATTTCCTGAGTCAGTTTGTCGAGGGCTCGGCCGACAGTGTCGAGGATCACCGTGGAGTAGGGTTCAAGATCGGCCTTGTCCACGTTGGCGATGTCGGACCATGTTTTGGCCGTAACGCTGTCTTTGCGGCTCTGTGCTCGGTAGGCGCCTTCGTCGGTGTCGAGCAGCAAGGGTTTGTCGGCCGTGAAGCCGAGAGTAGTTTTGCCGATTCCGGGGGGACCGTATATGCAGACGTTTATCCGCTCTACCAGCATCGGCTCGGACTGTTTCAAAATCTTTAGGCTCATGACGTTTTCTCCTGTTCCTGTTTGCCCCACTCCTGCCCACACCCACACCGATGTGGTCCTTCATGGTTTCTTGGGTAGTCGCAACGGTGTTCCGTGCCAAAGTCCTTGCTTATCAATATCGCCGGACACGGTTGAATCTCCTTGAACGGTTGTTTCTCGTGAATCGCCATGCTCCCTCCTCGCAAACTCCTCAATTTCTGCCCACAATGCCGGATCTTCGAGCCGTATCCGGGTCAGCAGCGCAACCGCAGCGAACATGCGCCAGGTCACCGCGATCTCCAGTTCTGTTCTTCGTACTCACTCTTAGCCGAGACAATCATGCAGGTCAGCAAGACGCCAAACCCGAACCCGAGCGCCAGGCCGAGCATGAGAATGCCAATCATCGGTCCGGTCATGGCTTAAAACCTCCGCTAGCCGTGCTGTAGCCGCCCAGGAACGCGTCCGGACGTGCGGGTGGTCCCTGAGCACCCCGAAACGCTCTCGAACCGATATAGCGCATTTACGCCACCTGTCTTTTTTTGGACAACTCAGGGTCATGTTCGAGCGGCTTGATTCGGTCCATCAGATACGACCACGCCATCCCTTTTGCCCAAACGCAGCACCACTTGTCGCCTTCGTGGATCACAACATCACACTTCTCGCAATAGACCGCCAGGTTCCCGCGTTCGTCGCGCGCGATCTCAATGGCCTTGTTCAGCAGATGGCGTGCTATAGTGGGTTCGCTCATAGAAAGCTTTCCCTTTCCGCCCTGAGTGTCGAGCTCAGGGCTTTGTTATGGTTTTACCTGCTCTGAAATCTCCTGCAAGGCTTTGTAGGCAATATCAATCCGCTTGCCGTGGTCTTGCTCATTGACCAGCGCTAGGAGTGCGCAGTAGAGAATCCTGCGCTGGACCTCGCATCGGTTGTAAAGCCGCTCCCACCCTCGAATTGTGTCCGTTAACTCATTCATAGACATGCCCCCTCGAGTGTCCAGGCATACAGCTTGCGCAGCACATGGCACGGCAACGCGGCGCCGTACATCCGAGAACGTAAGGCGACTCACAGTGATCGCAATGCGCGTGCGGTTGAGGAATCGCCTTGTCACAGATAGGGCAAGGCGGTTTGCTTCCGATGCCCGAGTCGCGAATGATCTCGATTCCGAGGCATTCGGCAATGTCGTAGACATCCAAGCGATTCATCGCGTCTTGCAATCGTCGTAGGTCCATGGCTCACCCCTCGTGCGTTGTGGCGAAGATTTCCAGATGCCCGTCGCTGTCGGCGTTCTGACCGCGAACGGTGGCATTGACGAAGGATTCGAGCGCGCTCGCGATGCGGTCCAAGTTGCGGGCGATCTCGGCGAGAAGTTCGCTATCTGTCTCAGGTGAAATCATCTCTGACCCCCTGTTGTAATCGGCCCACCCTTAACCTGAAACCGCGTATGCGCGTGCTGGCCTTGAATCAACGCGCCAGCTAGGGCCATTCCCCCAACTGCGCACATGGCGCCAATCGTGACTTTCTTGTGATGTTTCTCCGTTTTGGTTGCTCCTTCGGCCGACGCAAAGGCCACAAGGACCATTCCTACCGAGATTGCTGCTATGACGAAGTAGCGCATTGACTTACTCTCCTTTCGTCCCGCAACTGATGAGCAGAACCCCGTCGATGTTTTTGACCACAGCCGGGTCACCACCATTGCCAGGGCAGGAGATTGCGACCACGCTCTGGCTTATGTGCGCGATCTTGTAGAAGTTTTTAGGTTTATCGGCAGCGATTGCAAGGCCGACTAAGAGCAAAGCAACAATGGTTGTTTTCATAGAGTTATCTCCCCGTTGCATTTTCTGTGAAATGTGGTGATACTCGCGAATCATGCGAGATCGAGAAGCGATTCGCGAATGGCGTAAGCGGTATTTTGCTCAGAAGGCTGAGCGAGGTTTGTGCATCAATTGCAAGAAGCCCAGAGTGCCCAACCAGAACGTTTGTAAAGCTCACCTGAAAGCTCGGCGTCAGTGGCAAAGGGAACACGGTAAACCGCAGAGTAGGGAATACCTGAATCACTGGCGTAAACAAGACCAGATCAAGAAACGCAAGATTGTTATCGCTCACTATGGCAATGCGTGCGCGTGCTGTGGTGAAACTGAATTGGTGTTCTTGACCATCGACCACAAGGAAGGGAATGGCTGTAGCGATCCGCGGACACGCGGACCAGCGGGGTTCAAGATGACGGGTTACAACTGGTACGCACGCATCATCAAGCTTGGGTTCCCCGATGATCTCCAAGCGCTTTGCTGGAATTGCAACGAAGCAAAGCGCTTGGTTGGCACGTGTCCGCATGAGCGAGTTCGGCATCTATCGCCCCTGCCTTGTGCTTCGTTTAGCTCTGAGAATCATTCCAACACCCGCGCCACGGCCGACATAGCGGACACCGAAAACGAAACACTCGATACTGGACATTGTGGAGGAAATGAACGAGCGCGGAGTGCGCCAAGTGGAGAGAATCCTGTAAGTTCCGATGGCGTTCCCGTGCCAGTCGCCTAAGATCCCATGTTTTTTGGGATAGGCAATCAGCCATTGATCGGTAACGACCGCTCCCCCTGATTCAAACTTGCGGCCGTTGTGTTCAAACGTGCAATCCTGCTCGATGAATTGTGCCTTTGCTTGCGCCATCTGGACATGGCTCCTTTCGGAATGAACTACGCGGACTCTACTTGCGTTTCTGTTCGAGCTTTTCGATTCTCAGTCTCAACTCTCGCCGTACTTCGCTGTCCTGCTCCTCCTTGCGGTCGCGCATATCACGAAAGAACTTATGCGCCAAGGAGTTGTAAACGCGGTCCAATGCCTTGTAGAGCTCACTGGACTCTGGGACATCGCCTTCGGAGCACTGATACAGATACTCGCCTAAGCGGTCGTACACGCCGTAGCCCGAAGCGTGGTAATTCGCCTGCCATCGGTAATCAAGATCGCGAAACTCTTTCGCCTGTCCATCGCCGTAACGCTGTTCAACCGCATTGCAGTTTAGTTCGAACATCGCGTTACCAAGCTGTTCCTCGAAGCGATCCCCAATCGTCCCTTGCTTCGTCAGTGCCTCTTCAACCTGACGCCGTTCCCATTCGTGACGAGGAAACGTCAGCCACGTCACAATCGAGTTAATGCATTCATCTTCAACCACATACGCGCTCATACCCTTTCCCCTTTCCCTGCCTGTCTAGTTTTGGACAACTAACTCCGCGTCCCAGGTTTCCGGTAAATCCGATTCGCACGCGAAGGCATACTCAACCGCTTTCTCGTCCTCATCATCGAAGTAGCAGACAACTTCGTAGTACGTCCCAAAGTCGTGCGGATTCCCCTTGATGGCGAGCCGTGCATTCTCCGGTTCAGGGCCTTTGTGCTTGCGAATGAACTCGATAAACCGCTTGCACTCTTCGCGTGCCAAGATCGAGTAATCCTCTGTCCCAACCTGTACGCAATCTTCTGCTGCCGGTGAACTGCCGATGTCGATGTAATCTCTCATTGCTTTCCCCTTTCCCTACCTGTCTATTTTTGGACAACCTTACTCGTAGTACGTGCCGCCCAGGGCTCCCTTGACTCGTTTCAGGCCGCAATCGGTAAACGCCTGATGCCGCGCACGTCTAGCCGCATTGCGCTCACGCCGTATCAATGCTTCGTGTTGTTCTTTCGTGTGCTCGCGGCCAAGCTTGCAAGCCGCGCAATTCTTTGACGGTTTGAAGGTTTCCCTGTCACAGACTGGACACTTCCCGTCTTTGTCCAGAGGTTGAATCACGACGCGTTCAAGCAAACAGTTCCCGCAATTCATTGCTTCCCCCTTTCCCTTGCCTCTAACGCCTCTGCCTCTTCCACAAACTTGATTATGCTCATCCGGATCAGCTGAGAAACCGTGCGCTCTGTCTTCCCTGCTACTCTCTTTGCTCTTTCCAACAGTTCATCCGGCATTCGCACCATGTATTGCTTCATGCTCTGCACTGTACTGCTTTGTGCTACACAGTGTCAAGCACTCTATTTGCCTTTGATTCAATGTGCTACGCTTCGCCTAAATGCTCGAAACTGTTAACAAGCAAACCGGAATTCTCGAGCACGTCTTTAAATACTTCATTCCAAAGGCAGACTTAGCCGCTCCTTTTCGCTCACGTCGCCAGAAAGCACGCCTAGAAGACAAGCATCTCAACCGTGCCCGACTGGAAGTTCGCCGTTCTCTGAGCCAACGCTGCAATATCCGCCTTTACTTCGATTGCCTCACAAGACATAGAGGGCAAAGCGTTTACAAGCGCATTCTCGGCAACACGGTTTACCTCGATTGTCCCACTCCTGAGCAAGCCGAGCTCGCGATCGAAGCCATTCTGTGCTTCGCGCAGTCGCTCGATGGCAAGTGGTTAGCCCCGGCAGAGCCTACGCAAGCTGTTGATACGCAAGCACAAGCGCAATCTGCCGGCGATTCGCAGACGATTGGCAGTGCATCGGCACAGAGTGAGCCAGAGCCCACGGCCGCGGCCTCGCGTGAAAGTGTGCAAGATGCTGAGGCGCAATGGTTTAGTGGTAGTTAGGGAATCTTTGGCGCGGAAAGGCAGGCCCCCTCCGGGTTCAAACGCGGCCGGAGGGTGGGTGGGAGAAATTCATTCCGCTTCGCTCAATCAGCCGACAAAATTTCAGAAATATTTCTTGGTACTGTGCGCCAACTTATGGTACTGTGCGCCACGATGAACTGGTACTTTGCACCACGTCTTGGCGGGATGCGCCACATGGAAAGTGGTACGATGCGCCATGATTATTAGGGTGAGTGTAGAGGCGTGGGAGTGTACGGCGTGCGGGAACCGGTGGTTTGGGAGGTCGAATGAGCAGCCGAAACGGTGTCCGCGGAGAAGTTGTCGGAGGGGTTCGAAATACGAGCGAGGTGTGGGGACGGGTAATCAGGGGAGAGTTGATCGAGC